TGGGGTAGTGGTATCCAGTTCACTTTCCCCCACCCCTTCCCCATTTCTGAACATCCTGTGTGTCAAGGGTTGTGATCGTCTTGTAACGTGGTGTCTGTCACGTTCACTTCACGTGCGTTGGGTCACTTTCTGCTTTGTGTGTTTCACATCACTCCACTCTGCATTGTTCTTCATCTTCATTGCTGCTATTCTTATTTCATGTTCAGAGGAACAGATGGTCTGTTCCGGGAAGGATGACATGGAGGCTTTGTTGGATCGGCTGGATAGGTTGGGTGACCGGCATGTGATCCCTGCCCACGCTGAGTGGCTTGTTGAGCTTTCACCGCTTTCTGTGACGTATCTTGAGGGTGTTTGGTATGTCAATGGTCATGAGGTGAGTGAGAGGACTATGAGGATTATTCTTTCGTTGGAAGTGAATTGAGATGACCACTAAGGACTACTCGACGGGTTCTTTGATTCTTCGATTGAATGCTTTGCGGCAACCTCTTACTATGAGGGGTATGATGGCGTGGCTCGATATTCTTTGGAGCGACACATCTTGCTGTGATGTTCAGTACATGAGTGGCTGTTGGTTTATTGATGGTCGTGACGTCATGTTAAGTGACGTTGAGGATCTCGTCAGTAGGATGGAGGCGATGTGCGAATGAAAACTAAGCTAGGCGAAGCGTTGGAGAAGTATTCAACGCACGAGTACTACCTCCCTATTCTTCAGGCGGAGATTAAGGTTGACGACGATGTTATTTATTACAATAATTTCAGGGTCACTGAGAAGGCTCTTGACTCGGCGCTTCAGCTTGAAGCGGTTCTTGAAGTAGAAAAGAGTATGGACAATGCTTAAAGAGTGTGTCAAGATAGTTGCGATTCTCATGAATTCCTTCCCTGAATCGCATATCATCGTAGAAAACTCCGACTTTAATCTTTCATATAAAGGTGGGAAGTATTCGTTCACAACCAAAAGAGGTGTAGCACGATCAGCAAAATTTTACCGTTCCATTCTGAATATTATTGACGAGGAGCTCTTCAGTGGAAACCCGAAAATATCTTCTCGAAGGTGAGGAATATTCCTTCACATTCCTAAAACGGACTGCGGTTACCACCATTACCTTCCACTGCCCTACCCCGCACACCATACGCATCACGAAGCATGGGAACGCGGTGACTGGCGTATTGGAGATGGACAGAATCTTTCAGTGCTCGGTTGTTATCAATGACCCGTTCATGAAGGGAGACGATATTATTGAAAAGGTATTCCGTGATCTTTGTTGGGTTTACCTAGAGACCATTCCGGTTCGAGTTGACGAACCAAAATATGTTGACGAAAACATGAACACGGGGTATCTTTTCTGATATGGGTATCTACATATCAACTCTAGAAGACACTGAAGTTGAAGTCCTTAAGGAGGAGATCGACACTAATCGATCAACAACGTCACCATCGGGCGATAAGAGGGTTGTTAAGACCATTGACCTTCAATGGCAAACAACTGTCAGACAGGTAGATGACGTCGATCCTGACAGGCTTCAGTCAACGATCCAGCGCTACACCGCTGATGTTCACTACATTTACGGTAGGGGCACAATCGATATCTACGAAGGTGAGACAGAGAACAAACTATCAACACACAGCATTTCACTCAGTAACATTCCGAAACCTGAATATATCGAATACCTAGCCGTCCTGATGTGTGTGGTACACTCAGGACACACGCCAACAAGCGTGTACTTCGAACAACATGAAAGGATCATCTCCGATGGCATCGAACGAGATCTCATCCGTTAACGTGGCCGCCAACCTTCAGGCCAGTGGCTTCTACAGCACCATCAAGGGCACCACCCTCGAGGACAAGAAGACCGTCTACCAAGCCGTCAACGGCTCCGACTCCGTCGCCGATCTTGTCGGCAGCGTCGTTGGACTCAAGCACATCATCGTCCAGGAAGTCGAGATCACAAGCGAGGACAACGAGGTCATCACCGTCCCCCGCACCACTCTCGTCCTCGACGACGGCAAGGTCTACTCCGCCACCTCGAAGGGCCTACTCAACAGCGTGAGGAACATCATCTCCATCTTCGGAGACCCGAACGAGTGGGAGCAACCTCTCACCGTCAAGGTGGTCGAGAAGGGCACCAAGATGCGCCGCTTCTACTCCCTTGAGGTTGCCTGACCATCTACAATGCATAGAAGCTCCTCCGCTCCTCCACACGGAGGAGCGGAGGAGCTTTCATGTCCGGTAACCCATCACTTGGAGACCTGCGCCTCAGAGCCCTCAAAGCCGAGGCCCGCGCCACACGCAAGGTCCGCCTCATCAAGCAGGGCACCTACAATCCCCGCGCGGGCGGCCTGCTCACCGATCTGAACAACGGGCAGTTCGGCGTCGATATTGCGGGCACAGAATATGACGTGCGCAAGGGCGAGGCACGCATCAATCGCATGACGACGGCGCAGGTGAAGCGTCATCTTGAACGCCTTGATAAGTTTCTTTACCAGGGCACCACATATTATGCGGGAGCTCGGGGGAATATCATTAGCGGTGACGCCATGCGTGCCGTGCGCCGCGAGTATAAGCGCGACAATGAACGCAAGCGCGAGTACAAGAAATCGGTCGCAGGAACCTTCATCCCATGGGTTGGCATCACAGCGAAAGAGTATGACGAGGATTGGCGCGTCAAGAAGGCCTACCTGGAATCCGGTAGCGCCGAATCCTTGGTTGAGTACCGCCTCCCCACTCCGCGACGCTTCAGCTCCGATGAGGGCGCATACACCATTGCCAAGAGCATGAATGAGCGCCAGACGACGCGGGGCCGCAACAAGGCGATCTCTCAAGCGCGCCAGAATATCTCAGAGATGATCGATGAGATCGGTGATGATCGCCTGCGCAGAGTTCTCGACCTCCCGGATGATAAGCTCTGGTTCATGTGGAGTAATGATGATTACTTCGCAGATCGTCTCTCCCGTCTCTACTGGGCGATCCACAACCAGGATAACGACAAGATCGGCAAGCGCGCTATTGCCGCGATACTTGACGACTATGATGAAAAAATCCTCACTCTCCTTGGTATGATTGATGAAGCCGAAAACCTCGAAATCAAGCCAGAAAAGACGCGCAAAAAGCCCCGTCGCCGTAAGAAGCGCTGACTTCGAGACCACCACCGACGAGAATGACTGCCGCGTCTGGGCATGGGCATCTGTGGATATTCACAACCTCAAGGACCTCAGGCGTGGAACTGATATCGGTTCATTCATCGATCACCTAGGGCGAGGGGCAACGACAACCTACTTCCATAATCTTTCCTTCGACGGCATCTTTATCATTGACTACATTATGAAGAATGGCTGGAAGTGGGTTGAAGGCAAGCCCGGGGAGATGGAGTTCTCAACTCTCATCGATAAGATGGGCAAGTTTTACACCATCACCATTAATGTGCACGGTGTTGTTACCGAGATCCGTGATTCGCTCAAGAAGATCCCCATGCCCGTTGCAGCGATCGCAAAGGCCTTCGATCTACCCGAGCCTAAGGGTGAGATCGATTACGACAAACCCCGCCCGGTCGGCTACATTCCCACCGAAGAGGAGTGGGACTACCTGCGCCGTGACGTCGAGATTGTGGCCCGCGCGCTCGCCGAGCAGCTTTCTCATGGCCTGACGAACCTTACCGTGGGCAGCGACGCCATGGCTGAGTTCAAGAAGGTCTACGGCGGGCAGGCGGCGTTCACGAAGTCTTTCCCCGTCCTCCCCGCCAGCTTGGATCAGGAGATCAGACAAGCGTATCGCGGCGGCTTCACGTACGCCGACCCTCGCTTCTCCCGGCGCATCGTGGGCGCGGGCGACGTGTATGACGTGAATTCATTGTACCCATACGTCATGCATGAAGACCCCCTACCCTTCGGCAAGCCGAATATCGTTGATTATATTCCCGATGACGGCCTGTTCATTACTTCCATGACGGTGACTGCGAAGCTGAAGGAAGATCACATCCCCTGCATTCAGATTAAGCGTTCTCGATTCTTTAACGGGGCAGAGTACGTGAAGGCCATTGATGAGCCGACGACACTGACGTGCACGTCGGTTGATCTAGATCTGTGGTCGAAGCATTATGACTTGAATATTATCACCTGCAATGGGACGTTCACCTTTGATAGCGAACGTGGGATGATCGCCGATTATATTGATAAATGGATGGAAGTGAAGGCTAACTCGACCGGCGGCAAGCGAACGATCGCCAAATTAATGCTGAATTCACTTTACGGAAAATTCGCCAAGAACACGAACACGACCGGGAAGAAGCCCATCCTCGACGGCGATCACGTCAAGCTGGTCAGCGGCCCCGCGGACAGCGCCGACCCTGTCTACACCCCCGTGGGCTGCTTCGTGACCGCATGGGCGCGGCACCATACAGTCACTTCGGCGCAACTCAACTACGATCGCTTCCTGTACGCCGATACTGATTCCTTGCATCTTCTGGGGACGGAGAAGCCGAATCAGATCACCGTGCATCCGACGAACATTGGAGCTTGGAAGCATGAGGCCACGTTCTCACGGGCGATCTTCGTGCGCGCTAAACAGTATTGTGAGGTGATCGATGGCGTTCCGGAAACGCACATTGCTGGGCTACCGAAATACATTGCGGCGCAGATCACACCGGAAGATTTACTTGAAGATCAACGATGGTATGGTAAACTCATGCCTACAAAGGTTCCAGGGGGAGTAGTCCTGAAGCCGACCTCATTTACATTCGCCGCATAAGGAGAATATCATGGCAAAGAAGAACATCACCGTTAGCATTGACCGCGAGCTCGATGAGTTCATCGAAGAGAAGCAGTGGGACCTGCGCCTCAAGCGCCCTCTCCTGCTCCGTAAGATTCTCGAGGACTGGGCGGTCGAGCACGGTTACAAAGCTCCGGAGTCTGGCGACGAGTGACTAGGGTTGCCCGGGTACCACGGATTGAATGCCGCCGGGCACCGCATTCGATTGGTAGTCGGCTGTTGCCGTAGCCAGAATTTCCGGTTAGCTGGTAGGGTAGGGGCGTAGAGCTCCTACCCTACCTTTATGGAGAAGTAAAATGGACTTCAATTCTCTTGTAGATATGCTTCAGAATCCGCCGGAGGACGGCCTTCCGGCCACTATTTATGATGATCTGCGTGGCGCCTACGATGAGGTGAGCAGCGGGTTTGATTCGGCGAAGACTAAGATCGAGGAGATGACATCGCAGAATGGCGAGCTGAATGATCTCGTTAATTCGCTGAAGAGCAAGAACTATGATCTTCTGACTGCGGTATCGGATGGTGGCTCTACTGCTGAGTCTGGCGATTCCGATAATGTTGACGACTATCAGGACGATGGTTCGATCGACGCTTATTTCCAGAACCAGGGCAATGACAAGGAGAAGAACTAATGCAGCCCACAGGTAAGATCCGCGGGATCGATAATATTGAGGCGCTGAACCGTATTCGTAACGACGCGTCCGCCGACTATCAGAGGCGCGTCCCGGAGGCGACCAAGGGCAATATTTCTGCGACGCTCCGCAGTCTCATGTCCTACACGCCGTCATACAATGAGTTCTGTGACGCGCTCGTCAACCGGATCGGCACGTACATTCTCCGTGACATCACGTGGAACAACCCTCTCGCCATCTTCAAGCGCGGCATGCTCGAGTTCGGCGACACGATCGAAGAGGTGCAGCAGGGCCTCATCGAGTCCTACCTGTACTCCGGCGACCGCGACTATATGGAGAAGGATCTGTTCGCGGCCCGTAAGCCCAACGTCGCTTCCCAGTTCCACACGGTGAACCGGCGCGAGTACTACAAGATCACGGTGAACCGCGATCAAGTGCGCCGCGCCTTCCTGGACGAGTCCGGCCTGCAGCAGTATCTGCAGCAGATCCTCGCGGTACCGACGACGTCGGACCAGTGGGATGAGTTCCTGCAGACCACGTCGCTGTTCGCCGAGTACGAGGCCAACGGTGGCTTCTGGCACGCCAAGGTCCCGAACCTGCGCACCCTTTCCGCCACTGAGGCGGATTCGAAGGCCTTCATCAAGAAGACGCAGGCGCTCGCCGGCAATCTCCAGTTCATCAGCCGCAAGTACAATGCGGCGCACATGGAGACTTTCGCCAAGCCCGAGGATCTGGTGCTGGTCACGACCCCTGAGGTGATGGCGAATATCGGCGTTGAGGCGTGGTCCGCCGCCTTCAACCAAGAGTTCAGCCAGCTGAATGGCCGCATCGTCACCATTCCTGAGGAGTACTTCGGGATGGAGAAGACTCAGGCGATCCTGACGACGAAGGACTTCTTCGTCATCGCGGACAGCCTGCTTGAGAACCAGTCCCAGCCGAACGCCATCTCGCTGGGCACCAACTACTTCCTGCACCACTGGGAGGTGATCAGTGCCTCGCTGTTCGTGCCTGCCGTCGCCCTGTGGACCGGTGATGACGATTCCACGATCACGATCAAGCCGAGCGAGCTGAAGCTGACGATCGAGAAGGCAGCCCACGCCGATACTGGTTCTCCGGTTTCGACGACGGCGAAGGCACTGCCGGGTGAGAACATCGAGATTGTTCATAAGGTCGCAGGGAAGAACACCTACGACTATGAGTTCGGTGTTGCTTTCTCGGTGACTGGAGCGAAGAGTCAGCGCACTCGCATCACGAATGAGGGCGTGCTCAAGGTGGGTCTGGATGAGACGGCGGAGACGCTCACGGTCGTGGGCTCGATCACCTACATCGATCCGACGACTCATAAGCGGATCACTCAGACACCGGTGACCGTGCAGGTTTCGGTGGATGCCTCCAAGGCCGTGAAGGTCTGGCCCAAGGAGTAACCCTCCTTTACCTGAATACCACGGCCGTCGTTACGACGGTCGTGGTATTCTTCTTTCATGACTTCATATCAGCCCCCTGAAGATATTGGGGATTTCGGTTACGATTTTAATTATGCCGTGTGGACGCCGGGCACTACGGTTGTTCTTTCGCGCGTGAAATGGGATTCCACGTACCGTGATATTGTATGGTTCGATGACTACGACAAGGCGTGGAACTATCATGACGAGAAGGGCATCAAGCTTGTCGTCAATGGGTTGACGTACTGCGCTCAAGGACAGCCCGTAAGGCTTGATATTCCCTTCAGTCAGGCGAATGAGTACAATTACATGTGTGTGAGGAATGCGGCCGATTCCGTGAATTCCCGCAACACATTCTACTACTTCATCACGTCCGTAGAGTACGTTGCGCCACACACGACCGAGTTCACCGTACAGCTCGACGTCTGGCAAACCTACATGCACGAAATCAAATTCGGCATGTGCTACGTCGAGCGCGGGCACATCGGCATCGCCGCCCAAGACAAATGGGAGAATTACGGGCGCAAGTACCTCACCGTTCCCGAAGGCCTCGACACCGGTGGCGAGTACGTCATCTCTGAAGTGTGGCGCCATGACATGGCCTCCGTCGAGCATATCGACGGCAACGTCGATTCAGCCAACTATGACATCATCGTCACTTCTGCTATCGACTTACTCGTCGATTACGGCACCGAGGATGACCCCCACTTCCAGACGGCGAAAGGATCGCTCGCCGGAGGCATGGCGAACGCGACGTGCGTGTACGCCATGGACATAGGCAACTTTCGCACCCTCGCAGAAGCCCTCTCCAACTGCCCGTGGGTGAGCCAGGGCGTGCAGACCATCACCGCCATCCCCAAGGGGATCATTAACTTCGATGGCCTGACGAGCGCGAAGACTCCGGATACGTCCGGCTACGAGGAAGACAAGAAGCGGCGCACCAAGAAGCAGGGAGCGACTGTCTACCCGATCACCACCGGCTTCGGATCCGCAGGAATCAACAACAACCAGACGATCGATCTTGCGCCCGGATTCCGCAAGGAGGACAACATTCCCGAGCGGTACCGCATGCTCTGGAAGCTCTACACCTACCCGTACATGGTCTACGAGGTGACCATGTTCAACGGCGCCCCGCTTCTGGTGCGCCCCGAATGCGTGTGGGACACGAGCCTGAAGGTCACCATGTGGGCGCACGTCGTGCCGCCGGGGCCGCGCATCATGTTCACCGTCAACGGCTACAATCAGAACAACACCGGCGACGGCAACAACGCCTACTCCGAGCACTTCGACGCCATGACCGGGATCAGCGCCCTGCCGACGTTCGCGCTGACGAATAATGGATATTTGCAGTATATGGCGGGCAACGCACATTCGATTCACTACCAGTATCAGAGTGCTGATTGGGCTCAGCAGAAAGCGATTCGCGGGGCGGATACGTCCTATACGCAGGCCCAGGCGTCTATGATGCAGGCGAATCAAGCGACCGACCTCACCAACGCCTACTCGCGGCAGGGTGCGGAATACAACGCCAACATGCGTCTGCTGGGGGGTACGCTGAATACCGGTGCGGGGGCGATTGGGCAGCTTGCTGGCGGCAACCTGGGCGGGGCCATTTCGTCGGCATTGATGGGCGGCATCAATAATGGCATGGCCTACGGTATGGCGATGGAGAACAACCGCCGCGAGATCGAAGCCCGTAGCGCCATGACCGGACTGAACAACAGCTACGCGAAGTTCAATGCGGACACGAATCTAGCGATGGCGAAGTTCGCCGCCAACGGAGATTACGCGAACGCAATTGCGGGTATCAATGCCAAGGTGCAGGACTCGCGGATGATCGCTCCGACGACGTCGGGCGGCGTTGGCGGCGACGCCTTCAACCTTGCTACCTATGGGTGGCGGCTTGTGTGCCGTCAGCGGCGTATCGATGATGGTACGTTGACTCGTATCGGCGAGTTCTGGCTGCGGTACGGGTATGCGATGAATATTCCGACGAAGGTCCCGAAGAATCTTCAGTGCATGACTAATTTCACATACTGGAAGATGCAGGAGACCTACCTGTATTCAACGACGTGCCCTGAAGGTTTCCGGCAGTCCATTCGCGGCATTTTCGAGAAGGGCGTGACCGTGTGGTCTGATCCGGATAGGATTGGAAAAACCGATTTCGCAGACAACGCACCCCTACCCGGCGTCAACATCAATATGGAGTGGTGATCATGAAGCGTGAGGATTATGTGAACAGCCAGATATACCGCCCTTTTGCTGAAGGCGGCTCGATGCGGGCGAACCCCGCGCAGAACCGTGAGGATCACCTGTTCCGCATGTACGTACGGATCATCAGTGAACTGTGCTCCAACCGATTCAATTGGCAGGGGCTGCCGGAGACGATCGACGCGAGGTACCTGGAAGTTACGCTCATGCACGATGCGCTGGCCGTGTTCTATTACGACCAGGAATTCGCGCGGTTCATGGCGTTGCGCGCCACGGGGCTCGGGCAGTTGAACATGTACAACAACCCGACCGAGTTCGTGGTTTACGGCAACCAAGTCTACTCGAAAACGCTGGACGCCAAGAGCTGCGTCCCCATCTGGGCGAACTACATGCGCTGCCCCGACTGGGACGTGATCGACACCTACGCGCAGCGGCTCGCAGCCTTCGACCGCACCCTTGAGATCAACATGCTGAATGCGCGCCACCCCATCGTGTTCGCCGTCAACAACAACGAGTACCACACCTTCGTGCAGGCCTACAACAAAGTTGTCGAGGGGCAGCCCGTCATTTTCGCAACCGAAACCATGAACCGCGATTCACTGGCCGACAAGGTCGCCATGTTTGATACGGGGTACAAGCCCCACCAGATTCAGGACGTCATGGAGGCCAAGGTCAAGACCTGGAATGAGTGCATGACGCTGCTGGGCATTATGAACGTGAACTCTGAGAAGCGTGAGCGCATGGTTGTTGAGGAAGCCAGCGGCAGTTCTGGGCAGGTGCTTGGAATGCGGGCGGTGGCGTTGAACGCACGGCGCGCGGCGTGCGATCAGATCAACCGCATGTTCAAGCTCGATGTCCATGTCGAGTGGAATCTTGATCAGACGTCGGAGCCGGGGGAGGACCCGATGGAGATGATGGCGATGCAGGCTGCTATGGGTGGCCTGGGGAGCACCGACCTTGAAGCCATGAACCCTCACAGCGATAAGGAGCCCACTAATGCCTGACTTCACTATAGAACTGCGCGAAGTTGTTGCGCGGCACGGCACCAATTCTCTGGGGCTGGATTCATACCCGATTTTCGATGAGGCCTACCGTGATATTCTGAACCAGAAGATCATCGATCATTTCTGGTACAACGAGATTTCGCATGAGACTGTGGACATGTGGATGCGGCAGATGCGCACCAAGATGCAGGAGATCATGCCGTACTACAACAAGCTGTATGAGGCGGAGCTCATCAAGATCGACCCGCTGTCCACGCAGGATGTCATCTCGACGTCGGCGAGCGAGCAGGATTCGAGCTCCCACAACGAGCATAGTGATAGCGGGGAAACGACGTCGAAGACGGTGTCGAAGAGTGATGCGAAGTCGAGGACGGTGCAGTCGCAGCTTCCGCAGGTGCGCTTGTCGGGGGACAAGGATTATGCGACGGCGGCCAGCGATGTGAGTAGTGATAGTGGGGGCGTGAGCGATACGGACGGTTCGACGACGTCACGCGGGTCGGGTGAGTCGTCTTCTCGTGGTTCGCAGTCGTCTAAATCGCGGTCGAAAGGCTATACTGGGCATACGGCTCAGCTTATTGCGGCGTGGCGTGATACGTTTATCAATGTTGATCTCATGATCATCGTTGAATTGCAGGAATTGTTCATGGGGATTAGGAGTACGAATGACAGTTTCACTGGAAGGTCGGCCGCATTCCGGCCCTGGTCAATTTATTGAGGATGAGTATCTGCTCATTCCTCCTGACTACCGTCTGAGTAATTCTATTCCTTTCACCTACAGGGACGGGTACACGTACCTGCAGATGATGGAGGAAATGCGCAGGTGGGTTGACGATGGGTTGAAGACGGCGCTCAGTAATGCGCTTGAGTCGCTTGCGGGGGATTATAATCAGAAAGTTCACGCTCTCATTATTGATCTCAATAAGGAGATGGAGAACTACAAGGCGTTGCCGCCGCAAGTGCGACAGATGTTGCGCGATGCCATTGCGAAGTATGATGATGAGTTCAAGATTTTCAAGAATTCGTTGGAGGAGTATCTTGATCGTCGCATTAACCGCGATCACATTGAGGTAACGAATTGGTTGCGCGGCGGGCCCTCCACTCTGGAGGAACTGCTCTTCGACATGCACAACCGGTATACAGTCAATGGGTTACTGGCGGAGGATTTCTCCCGCATGGCCGCAACCTGCAAGGAGATTGACGACCTGCCGATGAGCATTTCCGAGATGGAGACCAATGGTAAGGTGTTCATCCGGGAATTTGATCGCGACTATATTTTCTCACCGATTACTGGGAATCGCATGAACATGAGGGATGCCCTGTATGAGGTTGTGGAAATGATGAAAACCGGTAGTGGTAACATGGTGTCGTGGACTGTGGACTACTTCGAGACGCCATCACTGCAGGACATTGAAAACCGATTCGTGCCAGCGTAAGGAGAGAAAATAATGCCGGCAACAAACAGGACCAAGAATTTCCAGCTCCCGATCTACCAGGCGAGTGACCATTTCTCCGTACTCGGGGACATGAACAGTGCCATGAACATGATCGATGAGAAGCTGGGAGAGGCGACCGTCCAGGCGACGGCGGCGGCGCGCGACGCCACTAGCGCACTGGCAGCCGCCAACGATGCGTCCGACAACACCCATATCGCCAAAGAGTCGGCGCAGTCGGCGCTGTCCGTGTCCGCCAACGCCAAGGGCGATGCGCAGCGGGCGCAGACAATGGCCGAGGAAGCCAAGACGAAGTCCGACAAGGCCGTCGAGATGGCGACGGCGGCGTCCACCAACGCCACTGAGGCGAACCGGACGGCGGCAACGGCGACGGCGACGGCGAACGCGGCGTCGCAGACGGCGAACGCGGCCGCTGCGAGTGCTTCGAGTGCTGCCCAGTCGGCGAACGGGCTGGCCGCGGGCATCGCGGATGCGAAGGCAGCCGGTGACAAGGCTGCGGTGATGCGCACCCGGTACCAAGTGATCAAGTCTGGTGAGAACGACCGCATCCTTCGCAGCGCGAATGACTCTGAGAACACGACCGTTGTGTCGGGTACTGTGGAGCTGAATGCGGGTGATGTGGTGATGGCGATTGCGCAGGCTCACCACAGTACGCAGGGGTCGAACGCGATTCACTGGTATCTGTTCATGGAGCGCCCGAGCGGTGCGACGTCGTGGTTCGCATGCTCCGGTTCGCAGGGCCCGTTCGACGGCTCTTACGTGCATTCGCAGGTGGCGGGCTTGTTCAAGGCGGATGAGGGTGCGGGGCGGTACACGTTCTCGCTCCGGTTCAATGGGCCGACGAACAAGGACACGAAGGTGTTCATGCGCAACACGCGTATTGTGGTACACTGATTCCGCCACGGGATGAGGTCACCCTCCAGCGCCAATGGGTGGGCGCTGGAGGGTGTTTCATATGGAGTGTGAAGTATGGCTTTCGATGAAGTCCACAAGAAGTGCATGATCGCTACGCTCGCCACTGTTGAGGCGAGTAACGATTATTCTATTATTTCAGCCCCGGATACTCTTTCCTTGGGTATTGGACAGTGGACGCAGGGGCGGGCCTATGATCTTCTTGCACGCTTCAGCGGGGTAAGTTTTGGTCCCACTGTTGACGGGTGGATGGGTGAGGGGCGCGATTCGTGGACGATCGGGTCCCGGAAGTACCAGTATCTGGGTGCCGGCGACCGTAGTGCGCTCAGTGACGCGCTGGACAGTGAGCAGGGGCACCGCATTCAGAACTCGCAGATGCTCGCTGACCTGGAGAATGAGTACATTCCCCGCTGTCAGGAGCTGGGGATGGACCCTGAAGGTGAGACTGAGGCGTGCATGCTGCTGATCGTGGTGATGCACCGGTGGGGGAACTATGCGTCGATCCTGGGGCGCCTGGCTCAGGGTGCAGGGACGCCTGCAACGCTGGATTCGATGGCGGCAGCCATCAAGTATGAGGGCGAATGGTGGGCGGTCGGGCAGCGCTATGAGGTCGCGTACCGGATGATCGCCAACCTGGAGACGAACGGCGTGGAACTCAGCCCCGGAGAGTCGGGCACTGATATGTCCAAAAGTGCCGGAAAAGATGCCGGTAAGGTCTCCAAGAAAATTAAGTACGTCAAGCGCGACGGTAGTGGAGCACTCAGCATATACCTCGTTGACGGAACCATTGCTCGCGCTATGCCTAGTGGCGATGGTTACTGGATGGCGTCGAAAGAGTCGCAGAAGGATGGGAAGAAGGGTGGATCTGGAGGCGGCGGTGGTGGCGGCGGTGGCGGCGGTGGTGGCGATCTTCATGCTCTCACTGAGCTCGCCATAAACAGTATCGGCAAGTTCGAGTACCACCAGTGGTATGAGGCGCGGCTGCACCCGGATCAGACGGGTGTGACGGACTGCAGCGGCTTCGTGTGGTGGCTGTATAACACGTGCCTGGGCATGGATATTGGTGCTGGCGGCACTGCGGAGATGATTGATTCGTATGGGTGGGTTGTTGCTGAAGGTGGCGGCGCTTTCGATGCGTATGATCAGATTCGTGAAGGTGATCTGATCGTGTGTCGGTGGTATTCTGGTGGCGGTCACGTTGAGTATTGCACTGGCGGTGAGAATGGGGAGACTATTGGGGCGCGCGGTCCTGACGGGCATTCTGAGCCGCATTGGGGCAATGCGTCCATGTTCTCCGGATGTTATTGGAAGCTGAAGCGTTATGTCTAAGAGAAAATTTTCTTATTACGATTTCGGGCGCGTGCTCTCGTATAATGCTGTCATCAATATGATCATGGGGGCGCGCGGTCTCGGAAAAACGTATTGTGCGAAGAAGATTGTCATCAAGAATGCGATCGAACGCGGCGAAGAATTCATCTATTTAAGGCGCTACAAGCCCGAGCTGAAGAACCGCGATAATTTCTTCTCGGACATCGCCCACGAATTCCCTGGTTACGAATTCAGGGTGAACGGTCCGCGAGCAGAGTATCGCCTGGAAGGTGATGATAAGTGGAAGACCATGGGATACTTCCAGGCGCTCAGCATTGCGGGGCACGTGAAGTCGGTGGCCTTCCCACTCGTCACAACAATCATTTATGATGAGTTCATCATCGAGCAGGGGGTGACACGGTTCCTCCCCGATGAGGTCACGAAATTCCTGGATTTTTACAGCACTGTAGACCGCTATCAGGATAAAACGCGCGTCTTCATGCTCTCCAACGCGGTGACCATCATGAACCCCTACTTCGCGGCGTGGGGTATCACGCCGGAGAGAGAGCTGACTCGTTTCGGGGATGGGTTCGTCGTGGCTCATTTCGTTGATTCTGAGAAATTCGCCCGTGAAGTGATGAATACTCGCTTCGGCAGGTTCATCAAGGATTTCTCGGGCACCTACGCCGATTATGCTGTGCAGAACGACTTCCGTGATAATGATGGCAGGCTCGTCGCCAATAAGGATTCGAAGGCGCAGTATGATTTCAGCATTCGCTGCTCGTCGGGCGCTTTCTCCGTCTGGGTGGGGCAGAGCGCTGTGTTCTTCCAGCGCCGTCAGCCGAAAAGAGTGGGTATAATGTACACCATCACGGATGACGTACGGGAAGGGGAGATCGGGTTGGTGCGCAACGATAAGATCTGTCAGTGGCTTCGCCGCAAGTACCGTGCGGGGCGGCTATTTTTTGATTCTCCACAGTCTCGTAACGGTTTCCAGGAACTTTTTCTATGAAATTTATTATCGACATAAGCGTCATCACGTCATGGTTCGGCCTTATACTCGGAATCGGGAGCATATGGGCTTATATCCATCCGCAAATGAAAAGACTCTCCACTCTGCTCACCGACTGGCAGGGGACGGAGGAGCGTCCGGGAGTTCCCCGGAGACCGGGCGTTATGGAGCGCCTAAGTAATATCGAAAACCGAGTTGACGAAATCAGCTCAATCACGAAGGAGAAGAAATGAAAGAGCTTGATCCGGCTCTCAGGTCCGCAATCTACAAGATCGGCATCGTCATCGGCGGTTTGCTCGTCGTCAAAGGATACATCACCTCCGATGTCTCTGACGCGCTCGGGGCGCTCTTCGCCGCCGTCCTCGCCGTCGCTGACGCCAACGTTCCCAAGGATGAGTCCTGATGAGTCTCGGGAGCATCGCATACGCGATCACCCAGAACGATTGCATCGGCTACAGTCAGCCGGAGCGGCAGACGATCTACTCGCTCAGCGGCCCGAGCGACACGAGCCACTACGTGAACGTTGACTGCAGTGAGATGATCTGCGCCATCTTCGAGTGGTACGGCGACCCCGTTTTCACTCGAGATGTGTGGACCGGCAGCTTGCGCCAGCAGGCTGCAGAGTCCGGAAAATTCGATATCTGGGAGTGGGACGAGGACTACGTGCCAACCGATGGGGACATCCTCCTCACCGACGGGCACGTGTGCATGATCGGCATGGGGCTGATCTGCGAGGCGTGGATTGCTGAAGACGGGTCGATCGACGGCTATGCCGGAGACTCGACCGGCAATGAGGTGCACGCCTGGAACTACTGGGGGCACCCCTACACGCAGACCGGGAAATGGTACTGGGTGATCCGGTACCGCAACGGAGACAACTACAACTACGAAAATGGAGATGAGTTAGAAATGGCATCCAGCAATGAGCTGCTCGAGGAGATCGCGTCCCTGCTGCGCAGCGGCAAGGAGGGTGAGCACTATGCGGGGGACATCAATTGGTACCTGAAGGCGATCTGGGAGGAGACGAAGGCGACGCACGCCCTCGTTGAGGAGATCGCCGACCGGCTGCGCCCGGGTGAGGCCGGGAAGCGGTACGCAGGCACTGTGATCGGGTACCTAGCGGCCCTGCTCACGCAGAAGAACAACGAGAACAAGTAATCATTGGAGTGAGGTGAACGAGCGTGTCGCTCGCATTTCTTAAGGGGCGCCTCACGTCGGCGTCCGGGGAGGATGCGAGCGGCACGCTCGTTATCTCTCCCGATCCGCGTGTCGTGATGACGCCTGACGGCATCGTCGTCGAGCCTGTCGTCTGTGAGGTCAGCGGCCGTTTCACGGTGCCCGTCTACGCTCCGGATGAGGGGACGAACCCGCCTGGGCCCTGGACCTACCATATTCTGCTAACGCGCGGCACGAATGCCGTGAAAATTCCTGTTATCGACATGCACACCATTATTCAGCCGGGGGAGAATCAGATGGCCGAGCTTGTTTCCCACACGCCCATCTCGCCAACGCACGTGACCCAGATCGAGCAAGAGGTGAGCCGCATTCGCGACGTCGCCACGCGTACGCAGCGGCTGATCGAGGAAGGCCGGGTGAGGGGTCCGCGCGGCGACGTCGGGCCGAAGGGTGATCCTGGTCCTGAAGGGCCTGAAGGGCCGGAAGGTAAGCGGGGGCTTCGTGGGCATACGGGTGCACGGGGTGAGCAGGGCATTCCTGGGGTGCGTGGTGAGCGCGGTGAGAAGGGTGAGCCGGGCGCTCAGGGTCGGCCTGGGTTGAAGGGTGATAAGGGCGAGAGGGGTGAGATGGGTCCTCAGGGTCGCCCGGGGCTCAGTGGGGCTCAGGGGTTGAAGGGTGATCCTGGGCCGAAAGGCGATCCTGGCCCGAAGGGTGATCGTGGTCCAAGAGGCGATACGGGGCCTAAGGGTGCTGACGGCGTGGGTATCAGCAAGGATGAGCAGGACATGATCAAAACGCTGCCCTCATTGGTGAATAAGATCGAAGGTCACCTTGCCATTTCAACTAAGTTAATGAGGTTTGAATCAAACTTCAGCACGTGGACGGGTTCATCAGGTATTGATCGCGCCAACGGCACGCTTTATTTGAAGACTCAAAGCTCAACTTCGTTTAGTTCGCCATTCAATCAAATACTATGCCCCGTGTGGGTTATAGAAGCGGAGTGCGAAACCATCAATATTACTGCTAATGGTGAGCTATCAATGGGCCTGTGGTTCGACCGCGGAAACGATAACCCGCCACTTACCCCAGTCATCACCTTTAATAGGACTATTCAAGGTGTTGTTGGCGGCGTTCTATTGGTGCCGCAAATCTTCGACAAGCCTGTTAATAACATGAAGCTCTATATCAAGCATTCAGGCAATGTGGATGGGCGAATTAGGTCAGTGACCCTCTATCGAGGGATCCAGACCACTCTAGGAATCGCTGGCTAGCCGATAGCGCGCACGAAAATCCCGCCCCCTACCTACTGGTAGGGGGCGGGATTCTGTCTCGCTCAGAGAGCGGAGAGCGCCGCCTGGTAGGCGTCCTCCACGCTGACTTCACGGCCATCGAGGAGGTAGAGGGTTGTCTCCGGGTGCCGGAACACCTGAAGCCTGAAGTCTTTACCTTTCACCTCCGTCACGTAATGACCGAGGAATGACCTGTGGATCACCGGGACCTTGTGAATCCCAGCAATGACCTGAACGAGATCTGAAAGGGTGTGGGCGCTGTCATTCATTTGAACTACCTCCTAGTTGGTTGGGATGAATGGAGTTGTAGTTGCACTCTATCAGAGAACGCAGTTCTTGACTAGGTCGCGACCCTTCAACCCCATGCGACGAAGAGTATCCAGTTCACGATCGTGGGCACACGCTGCGTGTTCACACTTAGCCAGCTGGACCGCCTGTTCATACGTAACAGGAACGTCATTCGCAAAGAACTCCGTACTGAAACACACAACCACCACCGGAACCGGCAAAGCCGCCCGCAACACCCACCGACCACGCGCCACCCGAAACGGCTTCAACTCAGCCCACACATGATTCACCTGCACAGCTCACCTTCCCGGAACAGACCATCTGTTCCTCTGAACATGAAATAAGAATAGCAGCAATGAAGATGAAGAACAATGCAGAGTG